GCTTTCCCTTGCATGGTGGGAGTCGCAGGGCATGTCTGGGATATGGGGTGGCAAGGAATTTAACGCACAAGCGTACCGGCTACAGATATGCAATCGTTTTCCTGCTGACTATCGGCCAGAGGCTTCGATCATTGTGAAGGACAAAGGGGCAGAAGACCAGCTTGAATCCCTCAAGGATATTATTAAGCAGGGTGCGAATAGCTTATGATACTCCAACCCTTTGGCAAGAAAGCCCTCCAATTCATCCTCACCCCTGTAGGTCAAGATTCCCGTATTACAATTTTGGAAGGCTCTGTACGGTCTGGTAAGACGGTTGCCATGATCCCCAAGCTGATTAATATGTGCGGTGATGCCCCCCAGGGGTTAGGGGTTATCACGGGCGTATCAAAGGACACAATCTACGATAATATCCTCCGTGACCTCTTCGACGTAGTAGGCACGCGCAACTATCACTACAACCGGCAATCAGGCGAGCTCGATTTGTTTGGGGATGAATACAAAGTTATCGGCGCTAAGGATGAAGGATCTGAAAAATATATCCGTGGTAAGACCATAGCACGGGCATATTGTGATGAGCTCTCCTTGATGCCAGAACGTTTTTTTAAACAGCTTCTGAACCGTATGTCCGTCCCAGGGGCGAGGCTGTACGCAACGACTAACCCTGATTCCCCCTACCATTACCTCTACACTGAATATATCAACGACCCTGAAAAGCTCGCTTCAAAGATGGTTAAAGTTATCCATTTTGAACTTGACGACAATCCGGCTCTTGACGAAGAATACAAGCATTTCATCCGCAATGCATATGCAGGTGTTTATTACCAGCGGTTCATCCTAGGCCTATGGGTAGTAGCCGAAGGGGCAATTTACAAAGATTGCTGGTCTGATGATCTATTATACGATGAAGACACAATACCTATTGGCTTGCGTAGTGGCTACGTGGACAGGTACATCCTTATTGATTACGGGACCACTAATCCCATGCCCTTCCTCGATATGCTGGATGATGGTGAAAGCGTTTGGGTGGATAGGGAATATTACTGGGACAGCAAAAAAGAGGGCCGTCAAAAAACCGATAGTGAGTATGCTGATGACCTAATAGAGTTTATAGGCCCTAAGGAAGACGCCACGATTGTGCTTGACCCTTCGGCAGCATCCTTTGCGGCGGAACTTCGATCCCGTGGCCTTTTAGTACAGGATGCAGATAACGAAGTCCTCGACGGCATCCGCATGGTCTCGGTCATGATGAAAAGAGGCTTGATCAGAATACATAAAAGGTGTACAAACACTATTGGAGAAACAGCAGCTTATGCTTGGGACGAAAAGGCCGCCCTGCGTGGTGAAGAAAAGCCGATTAAATCAAACGACCATTGCCCCGATGCATTACGCTATGGTATCAAAACTAAAATACCACAATGGAGGTTAGCGGTATGAGCCGTAAAAATAAAAAACTACCGGTCACTACCGCGCCTATCCAAACTAATGATGCTGATACTCAAACCCTGGACTCATTCCAAAATCTTATGGCGCGTATCGGCTTTGGCTCCAACAACATCATGGAGGGCACCGATTATCCTCTGACACGCCTATCCCGCGATTACAACCTGATGAATTCGCTGTACCGGTCCCATTGGATTATTCGCAAAGTAATCGACACCATCCCTGATGATATGTGCAAGAACTGGATTGAACTTACCTGCCAAGTATCCCCAGAAATGATAGACAAATACCAGAAGGTGGAGCGCGTTACCCGGACCCGTGCCGCCATCAATGAGGCCCTGAAATGGGGTCGGCTGTATGGTGGGGCGGGCGCGATCATGATGATCAAGGGCCATGAGAATATGCTTGACCAGCCGCTTGACCTTGATCAAGTGATGCCTGGAAGCTATTGCGGTTTGCTTGTACTCGATAGGTGGAGTGGTATCACCCCTAGCGCAGAGCAAATAGAGGATATCAATAGCCCGGACTTTGGACTCCCTGCATCCTATAGGGTGACGACAGAGACAGGCCACTTCTATGATGTACATGCATCACGAGTCTTGCGCTTTATCGGCCGTAACCTCCCTTTTTGGGAGCGACAAGCCGAAGTACATTGGGGGGCATCTGAGGTCGAGATTGTTTTCGATGAACTCAAAAAGAGGGATAACACCTCGTGGAACATTGCCAGTCTAATATTTCTTGCTAACGTACGTGTGCTAAAAATGGGATCATTAGCCCAGCAGCTTGCCGCAAATAACCCCAAGGCACAACAAAACCTTTACAACACTCTGTCAGCGCAAAACCGGCTCATGTCCAACATGGGCATGATGGTGCTTGACAAGGACGACGACTTCGATACTAAGCAGTATTCGTTCACAGGCATCAACGACATATACGAATCTTTTATGCTCGACATGTCCGGGGCCGCCGAAATACCGTGTACGAAGTTGTTTGGCCGTGCGCCGTCTGGCTTGAACTCTTCCGGTGAAAGCGATCTCCAAAACTATTACGACATGTTGGGTGAGAAACAGGACAGCCAGTTGCGCCCCCAGCTTGACAAACTCACACCCGTGATTGCGTTGTCCACCTGGGGTGAGATACCAGACGATCTTGATTTTGCCTTCAAGCCATGCCAGACTGTTACCAGTGAGCGCCGGGCAGAACTTGCCAGCAAAAAGACGACGGCAGTCAACGACACATTCAATGCCGGTATCATATCCCAGCAGATAGCTTTGAAAGAGCTGCGCCAAATGTCTGACGAAACTGGTATGTGGTCAAACATCACTGATAAAGATATCGAGAAGGCCGATGATAGCCTGGAGCCAAAACAGGAAATGGGAATGGGTGGCTTGCCTGGATTCGAGCCTAATAAGCCATCAGATAAGGCCGATGAATGAATAGCATCTGGCAACCAAAGCGCAGAATAGAAGAACAGTATAAGCGGATGCTTGCCAGCCTATTCAAGCGGATGCTTGTGCTGGATTTCACCCATCCGTTTGAACTCACGCAAAACCTACGTAGTTTATCCCTTTCCCAGGCGTTCAACGATTTCACTCGATCGGCTGCTGTCAAGATGATTACCGGGCTTGTTGTAGAAGGTGCCAAGACGTGGCGTGCTGCTGCCCGTGAGTCCATGCAAGGGCAGCTCATATATGATATGTTGCGCAATGAGATGAATGGTCCTATAGGCTATGCAGTGCAGTCTATCATCACTCGGAATGCAGAGCTTGTGTCAACCTTCCCACTTGCTATAGCTCGTGAGGTAAATGACTATGTCCTGCAAGAGTCCCAAAAGGGCAGACGGTCAAGCGACATTGCCGATGAATTGAAACAACAGTTCCCGCAGATTGCAGACAGCCGTATCAATCTGATTGCTAGAACAGAGACAAGCAAGGCGTCAACGGCGCTTACAAAGGCCAGGGCAGATAGCCTTGATCTTGACTGGTACGTTTGGCGCACGTCCCATGATGCCCGTGTGCGTGATTCCCACAAGCACATGGAGGGCGTAATCATCAATTGGAGAGAAGCCCCTAACCCTGAATTACTTGATCGGCAAAATAAGAATTACGGTACATATCAAGCGGGTGATATATGGAATTGTAGATGTTATCCTGAGCCGATCGTGCGCCTCGATATGATCAGATTCCCGGCTAAAGTGCATATCGGTGGTAGTATTATCACTATGAATAAAGGCCAGTTCCAAAAATATGCGGTGATGTACCAACAGGCCGCATAAATGTGTTGTTTTTTAACTCACTTTGTGATAATAGAGTAACACAATAAATCAGGTTCGCCCAACATCCGGCCAGATGGCAAGCGACGCAAGCGCATTAAAAGACGCCTCAGAGGGCTCTGAACCTCTCGGCGTCTTTTTTTGTGGCCTACACACAGAGTATATTGCAACACAAATATATTTACCCACAGCAAAAGGAGAACCCAAAATGAAAGACCGTATTTCAAAGAAGTCAATAGCATTCGTCGTGATCTTCCTGGTACTCGGTTTTTGCGTCGGTGGCGCTTTTGCCATTGTGGACGGGAACTATAACGTCGCCAATACCGCCTTGAACCCCGTGGCGGGTACTATCGTGAAGGGGGCGGCTATTACCCTTGGTAATTATTCGTCCAGCACGGAAGTCAACCCTACGCCTGCTATCAGCATGTCAAGTCACAGGGCCGGGTCGTTGCAGGTTACGGTGACAAGCGGCACCACCGCACATTGGTCTGTTGCCGTGCAGAGTGCACCTTCTACCACTGGCACGTTCAGTACGCCCTTTGTACAGCATGCTGATGGTACTATTACGGCATTTACCAACATGACCACGACAGCAACCCGCAGTTTTCACATTGTTGGTCTGAACGATAATGCCGTCAAATTCGTGACCACCTTGAAAAGTGGTGCAGGCAAAGCAACGCTGACTTTTACCCCGGCTGAATAAGGTTTACCAATGGCTATCGCGTATTATGCTACCAAAATCAGCGACAACATTTCAAAGACTCCAGAGGGGTTTTTGATAGCGCACAACGTGCCTGTTGGTCGTACAGGGTGGCAGGAATATGCATCTGAAGAGATTGGGGCAGATGAGCCGGGTATTGTTCAGGTATGGAGAGACCCTAAAGAGGTATTCCACCCTGCAACAGTTGCAAGTGTAGAGGGCAAGGATATAACAGACCTTCATCCCTCGCAATTGCTCGATCCCAATAATCATGCTTCATATTCAAAGGGCCATGCCCAGAACAGCAGAAAGGGCACGGGCGAAGATGATGACAAGTTGCTTGCTGACCTACATATCAAAGATGCCAGTCTGATTTCCAAGGTAGAAAACGGGCAGCGGGAAGTGTCCCTTGGCTATATATGCGATTACAGTAAAATAGGCGAAGGGAAATATGAACAAAAAAACATCCGTATCAACCATATTGCTATTGTCCCACATGGCAGGGCCGGAACCCAAGTCGCTATAAGAGATCACAAACCAGAGATTAAAAAGGAGACAAAAATGGCTTTCAGCGTAAAACACATTTTCGGCCTTGGCTTGAAAGAATTCGCCAAAGATGCCGAACCGGAAGAGGTAGCAAAGGCATTTGAAGCAACCTCGAAGGGGGAAGCTCGTAACGAAAAGCGCAATGAAGATGCTTGCACAAAGGACGTCGATACTACCAACGAGAGCAACACCAACGAGCACGCCGAAGCGATGAAGCAGATTCTGGAAGAGATCAAAGGCATTTCCGCCAGGATGGCAAAACTCGAAACATCGGAAGCTGGCGAAGCGGCAGGCCCGGAAGAGTCCCTTGATGCTTTTGTCAAAGAGCTCGAAGAGGGCAAGAAGGAAGAGACTGGCGACGCCGAACTGATTCCCGTCGAAACGTTGGCCGGTGAAGAACTCCCGACCAATCCCATTCCCGGAGCCGATTCCAATGCCGCTATTGCCGCTATCAAGGCGATGCGCCCGGTAATTGCTGCAATGCCCGACGGCCCGGCAAAAAGGAAAGCTTGCGATGCTCTGATAGCATCTTTCAAAGCTCCCAATAGCCAGAAGGCTTCATATGGTGACTTGCTGAAACTGAAACAAGCCCAGGACGCCAAACGGACTGATGATACTGATTTCGGCAAAAGCGCCAAAGAAAAATTCCACCGCAAAAACATTTTGCATTAAAAGGAGATAAACATGCCCGGTTCAGCTATAGGCACTCAAATGAATATCGGTTTTCCTGGTTCATACAGCCGGAACGGTGATTGTATCATCGCAAACCGGCTGGTTAAATCGGCGGATGCCGCAGGCCCCAAATTCGGCGCAGGTGTTGTTCTTAATACGGATAACACGTATTCCGATATTGCTGCATGGATTGCTGCCGGAGGTACCCTCACCGCGGCTGTTTTTGCTGGTGTGGCCGTCCGTGAAGTTCAGCAGTCCACGACCTACGTCACGCAGAGCGCCGGTCAGTACTCACCCGGTAATGCCTGTGATGCCCTCGAACGCGGATCGGCTGTTGTCAATTGCCTTGTTGGCACGCCCACCGCTGGCGGTGCCGTCTACATGCGCAAAACTCTGAATGGTGCGATCCCTGCCGGTATTGTCGGCGGCTTTGAGGCTGCCGCCGATGGTGGCAATACTGTCCAGCTTACCAATTGCCAATGGACTACGGGCGCAAAAGATGCGAACAACGTAGCCGAACTTACCATCCTGACGCGGATTGCACCGTAACGGAGAAAGGAGAGCAAAAACAATGGAACTTGTAACCAATGTAAACAAAGCAACAATCGATGCCATGCGGAACGGAAACGCTTTCAACGCTCTGACTTTCGACGCCGCGACTTCAGGGGGGCTGGCTTTTCTCCAGGGTGAACTTGAAAAACGTGATCCCAAGGTTCGCGAGCCGCTGACCTCCGTCACGTGGATGCGTGATATCGTATGTAAGAGCGGCGGTGGATGGGTCGATTACACGTCAACCTTCAACGTCAATTACGCCACGTCTGGCCCCAATATGTACGGCCTGATGGGCGGTCAGTCCAACAGTATTCCCCTCATGCAGGCGGATATTGGTAAAGACCTCTACCCCGTATTTGGGTGGGGCAATATCCTGAAAGTGCCTTATGTCGATATGCAGAAAATGCAGCAAGTTGGCCGCTCGCTTGATGACCTGCTTGACAAAGGTATTCGGCTTAACTGGAACAAAACCCTTGACCTTATGGTCTACCAGGGTTTTGCCAGCAACCCCGGCTTGCTGAATAACACGACCATCACGGCTATTGCGGTACCCGCCGGCGCTTCGACTCTTCGGACATGGAAAGATAAAACTCCGAATGAAATCCTGAACGACGTCAACACAATGCTGGTCAATACGTGGGCGGCGTCGCAGTACGACGTTTCAGGGATGGCAAACCAGATTCTGATCCCGCCCGCACAGTTTGCCTACATCTCCACCACACTGGTTTCATCGGCCGGTTCGGCGTCTATCCTGACCTACCTCCTCGAAAACAACATCGGAAAAACCCAGGGTGTGGATGTCCAGATATATCCCTCTCGCTGGTGCATCGGTGCCGGTGCCAATGGTACGGATCGTGCCCTTGCCTATGTCAACGACGAAGATCGCCTCTACTTCGATCTGACCGTGCCTATCCAACGTGCCATGACCCAGCCGGACGTCAAGGAAGCCGCTTACCTGACTCTCTATGTGGGTCAAATCGGTGTGCCCAAGTTCCTGTATACCCAGCCCGTTGGTTATTTTGACGGCATTTAAGAAAGGGAGATCATGCGAATCTTTTCAAAGAAAGCATATGGGTTTATCAAGCCTGGTGCTGACAAGCTCGACAAAACCGCAGGTATCATGGTCCCGGAAGTTGTGCGTACAACGACGGGGGATTTCCAGGATGTCCCCGATTGGTGTTCCGATGACCAGATGTTCAAATGGGCTCAGGCCGATGGGGATATTGAAATCATCCAGGTAACCCCATTTGTTGCGGGCAAGGCTGCTAAGGCTGATACGGAGAAAACGGCATAATGCCATCCCCAGAGTTCGACAACTGGATTGATAGCCAGTACGGCTATGAAAGTTACGCATTAGAGGGGAGCGTTACCGATGCGGCTAATATCCGCTTTGGTGATAATCCCCCTTATGCTGTAGCTGACTTTCAGGCTTTTTATTCCCAGTTTTCGGTTGCTCTGTTTCCTCTTAATGGTTCGTCACCTAATCCCATTTTACAGACATTTGTTAATTTAGCAAATGCCACAGTATCACAGGTGCGGTGGGAAGATGCGTGGCTCATGGGTATGAATCTTTTTGTGGCTCATTTCGCAACGCTTTATCTTCAATCTTTAGCGCCCACAGACGCAAATGCCAAAACAGTTGTTTCTATGGGTCTAGCTAAGGGCATACAGGTATCAAAGGCCGTGGCTGATGTATCGGTAAGTTATCAACCCATTGTCACGGGATGGGAGCAATGGGGGTCGTGGAACCTAACAACCTACGGCCAGCAGTTTATAACGTTTGCCAAGATGATTGGGGCAGGCCCAATGTACATATGGTAAATTCATCCTTGAAAATAACCGATAACACGGCAAAAATTCTTGAGGCATTTAAGGAACTGCAACATATGCAGGTATATGTCGGGATACCCGAAGCAGATAACACGCGCAAAACGGGGGAAGTCGGTAACGCTGAATTGCTTTTTATCCACACAAACGGTTCACCCATGAAACGCATACCTGCACGGCCGGTAATAGAGCCAGCAATACAGGCCCATGGCAACATTGAACCGATTCAAGACGAATTGAAACAGGCAGTAAGTGCCACATTATCAGGCAATAAAGCCCTTGCAATAAAGTATCTCAACCGTGCGGGCCAGATTGGGCAGAACGTGTGCCGGGAATGGTTTACTGACCCGCGAAATGGGTGGGCTGCAAATTCAGATATTACCGTGCTCAGGAAGTTGTCCAAGATAAAAGGTCCAAAGTATAAAGCTGCAAAGGCCGCTTTGGCCGCAGGTGAAAGTATAGAAGGAACCAACACCCCTTTGATTGATACGGCGCAAATGAGAAAAGCCATTACCTACGTGGTATCGTCAAATGATTGACGTTTCCGAGCTAATTGGTGATCCTGATTTTGAACAGGGCTACACCGTGACACGATCATCAGGGGATTTTGGAGCCGGAGGATGGAAAGAAAACACACCTGTGTCTATTCCCATGAATGGGGTGATCACGGTTGCCAGATTTAAGGATTTAAACCAAGTTCCAGAAGCCGACCGTGTCACAGGTGCAATGCTCTTTTATAGCACACAAGAGATTTACGTTACCCACAACGATGCCAGTAAGGGCACATCGGATGTTATCACATGGAATGGCGATGATTACCGGATAGCTTACATCTGGCCGTATGTGGACTACGGGTATTGGAAGGCCTACGGAGTACGTAAACGTGGCGACTGATATTGACCTCACCATAGATGAGTTTGGGACTTTATTTCAATCTCTGGTTATGTCCATTTTGGGACTTGACCCAACAATATGGAATGCATACCAGGCGGCTTTGACTGGGTTGAAAACTGTAGCCATCACCCCATCAAATGCTGGGACTGGATACCAAGTTCTAGATATTGTCAACGTAACTAGTGGTATAGGTGGGAAGTACACAATAGACACTGTTGATGGGAGTGGGTCAGCCCTCACCGGTCATATAAGCACTATTGGAACTGGGTATGCTCTTGCAACAGGCGTGTCTACTACACTAGGCCATGGGTCAGGGTTAAAGCTTAATATCACAGCAATTAACCCATGGGCGGATGCCACACCTTCAAACCCTTATTACAACGTGAGGCTTGCATGGCCTACAGAGGGCGCACCCGCATGGAAGATAAATGAAGATATTTGTTTTTTGCAGTGCATAGAACTCGATGATGAATATAACCGGCAAAGAGAAAGAAAATTTGATCTTGCCAATAGCAATCAAGCGACAAGCTGCACAAGGGTGATGCAAGTATCATACATATTTTATGGTCCAAATAGCTTTAAAAATGCAAAAACCATAAAAGATAATATTTTTTACCAAACAAATCATGACACGCTTGCATCTAACAATTTGTTTTTAATACCCAGCATCCCAGCGGCAACAAGATCCCCTGAATTATTTGAGGGTCAGTGGTGGGAACGCACAAACATGATTATGAAATTTAACGAGCTTATCGTTTCTAATACAACAATTGAGTCCATAACCAGCGCAGAAATTATAGTTAAAAGTTCAACACAGCAACGGATAATTGATGTGAACCCAACATAAAGGAGTAAAACTATGGCAACTCAGAACCTCAATTCAATTGTCAACGTTTCTGTGATCGTTTCAGCAACCGCTGCCCCGCGAAGTAATTTCAATGAGTTTTTGATCATTGGAATATCAACCCACATTAGTACGTCAACCCGGCTGAAAAGATATACGGCCCTTGCCGATATGCTCACTGACGGGTTCATCAGCACCGACCCCGAATACGAAGCCGCAACTCTTTTTGTTGGGGAGCTTTATAACAAATTCGGGACTGGGGCATCGTTCCAACTTTGGATCGGCACGCAGGGCAGCGGGGAATCTGCTTTGCAAGCGATTGAGGCATGCCGGGCGGCAAGTAGTGAATGGTATGTCGGGATGGTATGCGGCGCCGCAAAGGCCGACCACGAAGCGATAGCGGCATGGGTAGAATCAACATCTCCGGCGACACTGTACGTGTTTACTACAGCTGATGCTGATGTCCCAACAAACACAGCAGGTAACGTTTTTGCAACTCTCCAAACAGCAGGATACAAGCGGACCATGGGGATTTATTCCACCACTACGCTGTACGCTATATCGTCCCTTATGGGTTACTCAATGGGTCAGAATGCCCAAATCGGGAGTGGGGTGGCGAACAGCGCTTATACCCTTAAATGTAAGCAAATGACAGGGGTAACGGTCGAATCCTTGACCTCTTCTCAAATCAGTATTATTGAAGGGATCAACGGGAATCTTTATCTCAATTACGGCAATTATTATAATATTTATGAACAAGGCGTCATGGCCGATGGAAGTTTTTGGGATGAGGTCGTAAATCTCGATATCCTCACAAGCAGAATGCAGCTTGCAGTAATGGACTTACTCTACCAGAACGCAAAAATACCCCAAACGGATGGCGGAATTACCACCATTCTTGGTGCAATTAACAAACAGTGCGATACAGCCGTAACTACAGGTTTTATCGCCCCTGGACGATGGAATGGTGCGACTGTTCTGAACTTAAAGGCTGGCGGAACTCTGCCCAAAGGGTACTTGTCTCAATGTGAGGCAATATCCAACCAATCGGAAGCCGATCGTCAGGCAAGAAAAACACCTCCCATCTATGTTGCTATTAAAGAAGCTGGCGCAATCCATTTTGTGCTTATCACCCTTTACGTAAACCAATAAGGAGTTAAAGCATGTCAACTACTACGTACAGTTTTTTGGATTTGTCCGGTTCAATAGCACATCCAACTATCGGGACATATCTTTTTGCCGGGGAAGGTGTTGGTGAAGTCAACATCACGATGGCTACGGAAAAAACGGCTCATGATGTTGCCGCTGATGGCTCTGTGATGGTTTCGAAAATAGCAGGTAACAACGGGTCAATCACGATACACGCTCAGCAAACAAGTGAGCTTCATAAGTGGTTGCTTGACTGGTACAATGATCTTATGTCCGCAGACACGTCCGAATGGGCGCAGACTGGGGCAACTCTCCGTAATGTGTCGGATGGCACTAGCCATGTGTGTACCGGCATTTCTCCACAAAAAATACCGGATAAAGCCTACCAGCCGCAGGGCCAGAAAGTCACATGGGTTTTGATGGCTGCCGACATTCAGAGCCAGACCGCTTAATATTAGCAAAATAAAGAAAGGGTTATCATGGCGAAGCGAGAAACCTACAAAGATGTCGAATTATGTGGGAGGAAATGGAGAGTCGCAAAATTTGATGCTCTCACTGGGTCATATATTGCCTATAAACTGATGAACCTTCTTTTGCCTCTGGCTGGCAATATGCCAAGCGATATTGGATCTGAATCAGGGATATCGGGTTTTTTAAGCAAAGGGCTTCCCACCATGTCACGGGAGGACTTCACCGCTTTGCAAGTTGATTGTCTTAAAGTATGCAGTGAACTAGCGCATGCTGGCAATGTGGTCACACCTATACCTGTGATGATGGCGAGTGGTGCATGGGGCGTTGATGACATTGGAGAAAATCCAATGATTGCCATGGGCTTAACAGTCCATGTTTTGGTGTTCAATGTCTCTGGTTTTTTCGACGAGGGGGTATTGACGGGGTTATCAGAGAAAATGCAGGCTATGAACCCCTTCAATGCCCAAACCTCGACAACTTCGCCTACGCCCCAGTCATAGCAGGGGATTGGAAACAATATGAAATTTGGGACGGAAGTTATAACCTCGACGACTTGCTGAACTGGCACGAAATGGCCGTGGTTAAATCGGAAAATCTCAGACGTCAACATGAATGGGATGAGATGAACCGGGAGGCGTAAATGGCTAGCGGAATGGATGTTATAAAATCATACCTCGTAAGCCTTGGATTCTCTCTTGACGATGCTTCATACCGCAAGACGATGCAGTCCCTGGACCGTTTTACAAAGACTGTCCAGGGGCATACAGAAGGTATTGCAAAAGCATATGTAACCGCAGGGGGGGTTATCGTTTCCACTCTTACGGCTATTACCTCAGCCACGGCCACAATGGTCGATAAGACCGCGCAAGCAGACCTTACTTACCAAAAGTTTGCCATGCATATGTACATGGCAAATAATGTCGCAAAACAACTCAAAATCACCACGGATGCTCTAGGCGAATCTCTTGACGATATCGTATGGATGCCGGAACTTAGGGGCCGGTGGCAGTCTCTTATGGCGCAGTCGCGTCAAATGGAAACGCCGAAGGATGCCGAAGGACAGTTAAAATTTATTCGAGATATCCGCTTCGAATTCACTCGAATGAGGGTAGAAGCCACCTATGGGATGCAGTGGGTCACTTACTATCTGGTAAAATACCTTGATGGGCCTTTAAAATCCATGCATGAGGGGTTGAAAAGATTCAATGACTGGGTACAAAAAAACATGCCAAAATGGAGCGAAGTTATTGCTCATTGGCTAGCTTTATTTATTAATATGGGTGTCCATGTCGGTAAATTCTTCATGGGGTTTATCCACCTCTTGGAGAGGTTTTGGAATGCACTAGGGGCGGGTGGCCGCGGTATAGTTGTTTTTGGGGCCATCGTGGCCGCTGTATTTGGGACAGGTCCTGTTGGGATGGCCCTTGCTGTCTTGTCGGCTTTGGTGCTTTTGATCGATGATTATATGGGCTGGATGGAAGGGCGTAAATCCTCTAACATTCTGGCCCCATTTTGGAAAACCTATGCAGGGGTATTCCAGGACATTGCAAAGGCAGCTGGCAACGCTGTTGAAGGTATAGCTCACCTTATAGACACTATTCTAGGTGGTGGTGGTAAAATAGAGGGGTGGCTTGGGACTCACAAGATTATTGCAACTGTCTTTAAGCTCGTGGCAACCGCTGCAGAATTTACCGCTGGTCATGTAGACCAATTAGGGCTCATGTTGCAAGGCAAAAGTACCGAAGAAATAGGAGACGCTGGTCGTGAATCTATAGAGCGTATAAAGGGCCTTTGGGGGATTGGAAACGCCGAATCTGGTGGAAATTATAACGCTGTCAACAAGGATTCAGGCGCAAGCGGCAAATATCAGATTATGCCTAAAAATTGGGGGCCTTGGTCTAGAGAGGCGGGTTTGCCCGCTGGTTCGAGCATGACACCTGCCAACCAAGAAGCTGTTGCACATTTCAAATATAACCAGTACCGTAAAAAATATAAAGATGACCGGCTTGTGGCAGCGGCATGGTATGCCGGAGAGGGCACTGCTGATGCTTTGCGATCCGGGGGGAAAGTAGATATATTCAAAAAGCAGGGTACCTATCCGTCCATAGACGAATATATATATAAAACAACGGGTAAACATTGGTCTACGGGAAGCGGGTTTAAATCAGCTTTTAACAACGGTTTTGATAATTACAATAACATTACCAGCGGTGTGCCCCAATCTGCATATGGTGGGATACAAGGTGGCAACAGTGTCCATACTGAGTTTGGAGACGTCAATGTCCATGTGACGCACCCCAATGCATCCCCGGAACAAATATATACAGCGACGCTTCAAGCTCTCCAAGATGCCACAGGAGCAAAAACAAAGCGCCAATTGCGTGACGCTGGGAGCGTTTTCCAATGACGTCAAGCACTTATATAACAACAGCTCAAGCCGGTTCTACACTTGCCACCACATCATCCACAGCATACCGTCCATCAGAATGGGACAAACCTGAATTAGTCTATGCTAAAACTGATGTAGGGGGGTATTTTTTCGATGCTATTATCAGGGCTGATCATACTTCGACTTTACGAATGACCGAACATCCCGTTCAGACGGGGTCAAGCATAGTAGACCATGCTTTTAAATTACCAGACCATTTAACCCTTGAAATAGGTATGTCCGATGCTATGGATAGATTTGTATCTAGTCAGTTTGGGGATAATACCTCAAAATCAGTATCGGCCTACCAAACACTCAAGGGATTACAGAACGATAGGACGTTACTCACTATTCAAACAAGACTAAATAAATACTCAAATATGTTGGTAGAAAGTATCCATGCTCCTGATGATTACAAGACAAGAGACGGATTGAGGTGCACAGTAGCTTTTAGGGAAATAATAATGGCCACAGTGACAACTACATTAGTTTCTGCAAGGCCAAATGCGTCACAAACATCATCTAAAACTACAGCTCAGCCCACAGAACCAAGCAGTACGGTTTTAGGAACAGCCGAAAAATCACTATTTGGCAAAACTGGGCATGGATCATCAGGTACTTGGTAATGGCTCAAATTGTCCCACTAACATCAGATCCAAACCAGATTATAAATACTACTCTATCAATAGATGGAGCTAATAAAAACGTCCAATTAGGTCTAAAATACAATGAAATGGCTGGATATTGGGTTTTATCAATTACCGATCCTAGCACGCAGGAATTGCTTTTAGATTCACTTCCTCTTATCACTGGGGAATACCCTGCTGGGAACTTATTGGGACAATATGCTTATTTAGGACTTGGGGCTGCAACCCTTGTCAATGCGGGCAATGTTGATATGGATTATCCTGATGACACTAATTTGGGAACTGATTTTCAGCTTATTTGGGGCGACACTATATGAGCAACCCTTATTTTTTGAGAAAATATAGAGTCAGAGTAATAGATGGCAATGATGTTGCTCTTGATGTTTCTGATCTAAGAGTAAAATTCAACATCCAAAGGGTAGGGTACCAAGCCATAAATTACGGAGATATAGAAATTTACAATTTATCGGCTCAAACCGAGGTGGATATAGTAAAATACGGCATGAGAGTAACAATTGAAGCCGGTTATGAAAACGGCCAGTATGGTAAAATATTTGATGGAGATGTTTTTCAACCTCTTTGGGAGCGTGAACAGGTTACAGATTATAAATTAACTCTCCATTGTTTTGATGGTGATTCCCAACTAAATAATAACTTCATAGGTATGACTGTCCAGGCGTCACATGATCAAAGAACTGATCTTTTGGCTATTATGGAAAACGCAAGAAACACTTTTGGTTCTGGGCAAATATCCAGTGATATTAGTTCAATAAAAATGCCAAGAGGGCGCGTTTTCTTTGGGATGCCTAAAACTCATTTCAGACAGATCGCCAGAGCTAATAATGCACAATGGAGTTATCAGGACCGGCAGTTGATGATGTCAAAACTAACGGATGTTCCACAAGGGGAAGCCCTTGTAATATCCCCAAGCTCTGGATTAATAGGGTCTCCCCAACAGACGCAAGACGGAGTTCAATTCCGGACGTTGCTGAACCCTGCGGTGTCAGTACAATTTCCTGCTATGCAGGTTAAGCTTGACATGGCTTCTATCCGTCAAGAAAAAATACTTATAGGCCAATTGCAAACTAGACTCGACCAGGATGGATTATATTACGTAGCTGCAGTTAACCATATAGGGGATACACGAGGTAATGAATGGTACACTGACATAACAGGATTTAACACGTCCACGGGTAAATTGGCAGCGATGTATGAATCAGCGGCACAAAACCTAAATTAATATGATAACTATACCTGAAAGATTAAGCATTGAAACAGAAACATGGCGGCGGCTACTTGATAACCAGGCGGCTGAGATGCACTTTGCCAAGCCCGGAATTGTGCAAAGTTTTGACGGCAAAAATACTGTAACAGTGCTTATTGCCATTAAAGAAAAAATACTTCAAAATGATATGACTATTGATGATGTGTCATATCCCATGTTAGTAGATGTTCCGGTGATCCAGCAAAGATCGGGAGGGTTCAAGGCAACAATGCCTATAAAAAAAGGCGATGAATGTCTTGTTATATTTGCTGATATGGGGATCGACTGGTGGTGGCAATCAGGAGGCGTACAGAATAAAACAGAAGATTTGCGCCGCCACGATCTATCCGATGGATTTGCTATATTTGGGCCTTGGTCAAAACCAAATGCGCCTGGAACGTATCCCAGCAATGCGGCCCGAATAGGTAAAGATGACGATTCAGCTTATTTTGAAGTAACCGAATCCGGACAAGTCAATATCAAAGGGCCATGCACTTTTTTAAACAATGCTACTTTTGAATCGGCTATAATAGACAAGAACGGTATTGACCATACTACCCACCAACATTCTGTTGTGGGTGTGCAGGGCGGCTCTGCGACCATAATAACAGGAGTGCCAGAGACATGAGATATCGTGGTTTAGATTCAAATGGTGATTATGTGTTTGGAACTGGTCAAAAGGTCTTTCTGACCAAAGCCCAATCGGTAGCACAGGCGCTTAAAACCACTCTTCTTTTTTTTAAGGGAGAATGGTGGGAAAATACAAACGATGGGACCCCGATGTTCCAATCTATTTTGGGGCAAGCTGGGGGGCAAAAAACTGCGGTAGACCGAATATTACAGGAAAGAATTCTAGGTGTTGAAGGAGTAACCGGAATATCCAATATGAGCACATCACTTACCAATAGACAATACTCATTTTCTGTTGTAGTATCTACGCAGTACGGGAAAGTGGTGGTTTCAAATAGCTCTAATTCTATACCTGATTCATCGGCATTCACTATTTTGAGTGGGACGTATCTCGGAGATGGAGACGGTAATATTTTAAGCGATGGCGGTACAACGCTATTTACAACATAGGTGAGACATGGCTTACACTGCCCCTTACATAGATGCCTCCGGCCTTCATCTTCCCGCATACACCGATATAATTGACTATCTCGTGGCGTCAACGCAGAGCATTTACGGCACCGATATTTATCTAGGTACTGATTCGGCTGACTACCAAATGCTATCAATATTTGCCTTATTGGCAAATGATGCTATGGGTTCAGTCCAATTGGCTTACAACAACCGTGGGCCGTCTACTGCTGTTGGGTCAGGTCTTGATGGGGTTATAAAAATAAACGGGATAACTCGTAAAGTCCCGTCTTATTCGACATGTACGTTGATCCTAACAGGGCTAGCTAATTCGATTATAAAAAACTGCGTAGCCAGTGATGGAACTTATAAATGGACTCTTCCGACAGATGTTTCTTTCGATTCAAGCGGTAATTCAACAACCACCGCAACATGCCAAACCATAGGGGCTATCCAGGCCGCAGCTAATACTATAAACCAGATAAACACCCCGACTATTGGATGGTTGACTGTCAATAACACTGATACTGCTATTGCCGGGCAGCCTGTTGAAAAGGACAGCGCTGTAAGAAGCAGACAGGCGCTCAGTACAGCACTCCCATCCTCGACCCTTCTAACAGGGACTAAGGGCGCTATATCTACCCTTTCTGGCGTAACTCGGTCAGAAGTATATGAGAATTTCACAGACACGACCGATTCAAACGGGACCCCAGGGCATTCTATCACGGCAGTTGTAGAGGGCGGCACGGACTCTGCTATCGCTATGGCTATTTACCTGAATAAAGGCCCTGGATGCACTCCTAATGGCACTTATGACGTAGCCATAAACGACCCGGATTCTGGTTTGTCGGTAACTGTTGGTTTTTACCGTTTGGCATATACACAGGTTTATTCATTTATCCAGGTGCACCCATTGACGGGGTGGACTGATTCCTATTTGGCTACGATCCAAACCGCAATAGTAACATATCTCAACAGTTTGGGCATTGGTGAGGATGTTACACTTTCGGGCCTGTATGCCGCAGCTATGGCGGTGATGACTTCTATCCTCAATCCTGTATTCTCAATTGATCTTTTAACAATTGGACCATCTACAGGCAGCCAATCGGCAGGGAATATGTCCATCACCTATAATCATGCGGCTCAAACTCAATCGTCTTATATCTCGGTCACAAAGGTATGAGCAATCCTCTTTCATATTACATTGGCTTGGTTACCTCGCAATATCGAGATAAGCCTAAATATGAGGCTATGTTGACTGCTTTATTGCAGGTTTTGAAAGACGGCCAAAATTGCGCTGAAAGCATCGGCACGGCTTTTGATATTGATCATGCTGTCGGTGCACAGCAAGATATACTTGGGGTGATTGTAGGTCAATCTCGGCAGCTTAGTTTCACTCCATCAAATGGCAACCCAGTATTGGACGATGAAGATTATCAGATTATCTTAAAAGCCAAAATGGCACAAAATAGCTGGGATGGGAAAATATCGAGCCTCCAGGCCATTTGGAGTACCCTATTTCCCGGTGGGAATATTCTGGTAATAGATAATTTTAATATGTCCATGAGCGTTGCACTTTCTGGGACGTTCAACGAGACAATTAGAGATTGCATTCGTAACGGTATTGTGGTGCCCCGCCCACAGGGGGTAGAGATGATCTATCTCTTGGGTGATCTCCCTTTTTTCGGCTTTGATCTCGACAACGGATACGTATCAGGTTTTGATAAGGGTAGTTGGAGTTATACATCAGAGCCAACTTTTTTCGGTTTTGATTCAAACAACAGCACTGTTTCAGGTTTCGACATAGGCTCATGGACAAATTAAGGAGGCAATAAATGCCAGGCTCAACGAATTTCCTTCAACACAACCCTTCGGCAAATAACCAACTCACGGACAGCCAGTACTCTACTGACACTGTAAGGTCAGGCGGGGCGGTAACAGGTATTTATGCATCGAATAGCTTCAACAAATTAGCCTTTCAGGTTTCTACCTTTGTTGCTGCATTCGCACAGATGATGGCAACAAAAGGCTATAACGTCTCCGATGCCAATATCTCTACGCTTGAGACAGTCCTTGCCAATGTAATGACAAAATCAGACGGTGCCCCTTCCTCCCTTGAAACGGGGCTTAAAATAATACGAGGAATGTATAATGGGGGCACGGGTGCCGTTATTTCGGGGTCTGGATTTACTGTAACCCATAATAGCACCGGCAATAATACTGTAAATTTCACAGTACCATTTAGTGGTTCACCCTCAGTATGCGCGACACTTATCTCACCGCAGAATGGGTACGCCGTAAGCGCTCATATTTCATCTTATACCAATTCAATTGCCGAAATAGCATCATTCAATGGGGTGAATACAGCAGCGGATATAAACGTCTCCTTTATAGCAATAGGGCCAAATTAAAAGAACCCATTCATACCAATGCGATAATTATTGCCGACGCACCATGCTTCAATGCCTATCCCGGCACCTTGCCAAATTTGTCGCCATGGTTTAGGCAAGATATAACTAATAACAGCATGCCCAACAAGAGTGGAGGCCATATAAATATGAACAGTAGATTCTTTGGGGCCTCCCCCCAGGATAAGATTAGTTTCGTGCCGGAAATGCCAGCCCTCTTTTGCTTCATGGGCGGTTTGGCCCCAGTCGATGACATGGAGCCCGGTGTAAAGCAGTTGCAACCCTGTATCTGTTTTAGTCCATTCATCGGCGAACGAGTAAGAAGCGGAAAGCAGCACCATGGCAATAATAAGCGTTTTCATAAAATACCTCCAAAAGTTAATTAACTATGTTGACAGTATATCAGATGATTTAAGTATATCAAGGATAAAAAGGGGGCTAAGGTGAGATTATTTATTTTTTTAGTTGTATTGGTCTGTTGCAGCAGCTCATATGCAAGAGATTATGCTATGAGAGAAAGCCTTAATGGCCCAATCCAAGGGGCAGCTACCAGTTCCTTAAAAACTTTTTTAGTAACTGACAATTTTTCTCACACCGTCCCAACAACTGGGTGGCTATGGGCAAATATGAATTATAATGGGGCTGCGACGTGCCAAGTACGATATATGAATACTTCAAATAAATCTCTTTATCCTGCACAACCCGTGGCATCAGGGTCACAAAAATCAACGGTTATCAATGACGACCATTTGTTTTATAACTACACCGGCTGTTTTGGGCAGACAGGCAATAATTCCGTGGTGGAAGTCGAATGATAAACCGTTTTTTTGAAAAAATAACGGATGCACTCGGGACAAATGAGGCGATCATCGCATTCGCCGCTATTGCCGTCATCCCTCTATACTTCCAACTCCCCCATACGGTACTTGAATGGCAAAACTGGTTATCACAGACATGTATCCAACTCATAGCTCTTGCGATCCTCCAAAAAGGTACACGTGTTGAAGGTGAAAGGCAATCGAGACTGATAAAAGAAACTCACGACGCTGCTATATCCATGAGACAAGAAGAAAACCAGCGCTCTGCCGAACGACATAACGAATCAATGGAAGAAGTTGCTATGATAAAAAAACTCTGCGCTAACTGTGCTTTTAATGATGGGAGCGAATAAAATGGGACCAGGACATCAGACGTGTTCAAAGGAAGGCATCTTAGGCGAGCATGCATCAACTCTAAAACATATTTCCGTCATGCTCGATAGATTTGTCAATGTTGCTGAAAAAATAGCTGCTCAAGGCGAGCAATTAATTGAATTACGTCGAGATAACGATATTTTATTCACTCGCATACGTGCCTTGGAAATGGCACCAATAAATGATGGATCAAAAGTAAAACACAATATCATTCTAGCCGTTGCAACCGTGGTGGCTAGTTATATAGTAGCTTTTTTCTCACACAAATAAAGAGGTAACAATATGAAGACAAAATTATCTTTAATACCGATGCTTGTGATAATGTCAGCAACAATGTCATCCGCAGGCATTATTCCATTTGTTGAATGGTGGAATGATCGGCCAATGGCGAACATACCTCTTAATCCATCTGGTAGTGTCTTGTTTCTTGATGGGTCCACTGCAAAAAAAGCAGCTAATAGCCAATTTGCCCATACTCAAGGTAATGAAACTTTATATGGAATTAAAACATTTGCATCGGGTATTGTCGGAAATTCTCGGACCGCAACATCGTTGTTAAATACAGGTACTTCATGTCCCACAGGGCAAGCACCATCAGGTGTAACAGCATTTGGAAACTCCACGGGATGTTTTACGCCTGATGGCACATATACTGAACAATTTACGGGGCCGATACAATACGAAGTAAATGGGGTGCTAATCCCTGGTCCTTCCACTATGGCCGCTGCATGCGCCCAGAGCTACCCTATCCACGTGACTTCGGCTCTTTCTGCCGTGCAAAGCAATATCTCTTCAGCCACAGTTCACAGTTGTGGGGCTCAGATATTTTACCACCCAGGCGGGCGCATAAACAACACAACCACATTAAGAATCTCGGAGCCTTTCACTGCGGGAACGTATCAGATTTTTGGTGGTACAGGGCGAATAATTTTCACCAATACCAGTGTCAACCCTAATCCTCAATGGTGGGGGGCGGTGGGCGACGCAACGACTGACAACGGGGTCGCGCTGCAAAGAGCTTTTACAAGTTGCAACGACAGCCACATCCTTAAAATGACCCTTCCTACCGGTATTTATTATACAACCACGGCTATCAATGCCTATACTGTTAAACTTTACGGAGAAGGAATACCAACACTTCCTTTTATGGATAGGGCAGACACTGTGCCGGGGAGTACCACCAACAAATACAGTACTTACAAAACTCAATGCACGGGATCTGTTATAACCACGGGGCAAGCTATTTCGGTTTTTTCCCACGGTTTGTACGCTGATGGTATCGGGATTTTTGGTGATATTCAAGCTGCCGGTGGAAACGGTATTTCCCATACAGATGGCGGTCAACCCATTTTTTTAAATAATTGCAAAATATCTGGGTTTAAAGATCATGCTATTTACGCCCCGTATGGCCTTATCTTTGGTACTATCGAAAACTCTGTTATTTTCCAGAACGGTGGTAGCGCTATATATATCGGGAATACTGTAGGAACATACACGGGAGAAACTAACAAGCTAATTATTAGAAACAACATTATTATGTATAATGAAAAAAACGCTATATACGGGTTGATAAAAGGCCGAAGCATAAGCATAAAAGAAAACGATTTTACAGGCACTGGAAACGCGGGCCAAACAGGTGGGTCACAACCCACAACATCGGCAAATGTTGTTTACGCTGTTGATTTAACTTTTTACAACAGCGGAGGCTATACTAACGGAGCTGTGGCGATAATAGATAATTATTCAGAGGGTAGTTATGGTTTAGTCCGGTTGTCGGCTTCTGATCCTGTGTATGGTGTCACCGTTTCAACAAATCAATTTAAACCAAATGACGACACATACTATACATGCGTTGTGGATTTGTCGGGGTATATGACTGGTATTCAAATAAGGTCAAATGATTTTTATACTATTTATGATTATTTAAAACTTGAATCTGGGAACCTCATCACGGTGTTAGATACCGACCTTCCTATTACCGGCACCCTTGCGTATTCTGCTCCGTATCCATCGGTAGAATTGAAGAGCGTTGGAGAAACTAACACTAGTGTGGGATCGACATTAGGCAGTTTTGTCAATATTTATAGTAACGTTGCAAGTGTGGTGCATACCTTTACCACAGCAAATATGATCACCGGAATGACTTATACAGGGGGCAATACTAACGTAGCGTTAAATACCTCTTTGAGTGGTAGTTATGATTTTGGAGTAGATGGCGTATATAACAAAAACGTAGGATATGCCTTACGTATAGAATCTTCTGCCGGGTCCGGTATAATGGCGTTTGTTGGCATTATACAATCGTATACCTTGGCCACCACAACGTGGGTAATTAAAGGTGATCGCCACCTTTTGTACGCAGCGGGTGCTAAGTGCGATATTGTCAGATTGCCTGGGTTTAATACAATTAATGGGGCTGGTGCCCCCGCAAAGCTAGTAGTTGATTGGGATGGAACCATTTCTGCCATCGGGAAATAGGAGGAGGGTATGCAAAACAAAGTATTGGCGTTCTGTGTGGCTTGTATGATCTCCTGCGCCATCCCCGCCCAGGCCTGGCAATGGGGCGGCTGGCATTTTGGGTGGGGTGGTACCACGGCAGTTCAATACACCGACATAACCACAAGTGTGTCTGTGTCTCCAACCTCGTGGTCCTTTGGTAACGTCTCGACGGGTGGGTCTAAGACAAAAGTTTTCACCTTTACCTCAACAGGTTTAGGCGTTTGGGAGCAGGCTGTTCTGACCGTCACGGGCACAGGGTTTAGCGAAACATCCAGGACATGCGGTTCTAACCCTTTTGATCTTGCTTCGATGGCCAGTTGCACGGAAACCGTATCATTCACGCCCTCAACGGCAGGCAGTTTTACCGGGTATCTCAATTACTCAGCCCCTAACTTCCCCCGGCAGCAGGTGGCCTTGAGTGGCACCGGAGTGGGGGCTGGTGGGGGGTCCCCGTCTTACACTGATTCATTCACATACAGCGATGGCGCTCTGCCCACGGTGAGCGGCGGCCTATGGGCTATCCCCTCATATGCGACTAGCGTTTCGGTTGTGAGCGGATATGTCCAGGGTAGCACTGATACTAGCCAAAATATAGCCTACTACACCGGATGGTCAGGCGCGGATCAATGCGCAACAGTGACTATAGTTTCGGTTGTGAGCGGGTTAACAGGCCCAGCGGTAAGAATAAATTCATCGACGGATACCTTGTATTGGCTATCGGCGAACAACTTTTCTATTAAAAAAAGGGTAGCTAGCACTGAAACATCCCTTACATCTGATATTTCTGCCACTACGGGAGATATTTTAAAGCTGTGTGCAAATGGGACAACCCTGACTTCATATAAAAATGGGACTTTGATATCGACCGTTACGGATTCTGATATTTCAACGGGCTACTCTGGGTTTAGGGAAACATTCACCAGCAATCATCTTGATGACTTCATACTGGGGCTATAACATGAGATACATTATTTTTTTTATACTGGTGTTGTGTCCTAGTCTGTCTTTTGCCTCAAATACATGGTACGTCCGCACGGACGGTGGTACGAGCAGTCAATGCACCGGTCTTGCCGATGCGGCTTATCCCGGTAGTGGCACCGGCCAAGCCTGTGCTGTAAGCCATCCTTATTGGCTCGCTACAGTTGACGGATTGGGTGGTGGCACGTGGTCCATCTCCGGCGGCGATACCGTTATTATCGCTTCCGGCTCCTACATGATGGGCTATGGCGCGCCCAATACAGGATCATGCAACTCTGCCTGGGCCTATGCGTGTGTACTTCCGCCAATTCCCTCCGGTACAGACTCCACACACCCCACAAGAATCCTGGGTAAAAATTACGATACCAAATCCACGCCGCCGCCCGAACTATGGGCGACCCAAAGAGCGGCTCAGGTAATCAATCTTGCAGGGAGCAACAACACACTTGTCCAGTACCTAGAAATAACGGATCATTCTGGTTGTATCAAGGCGGGGATAGATGCTTCTGCCTGTAATCGTGCGGCGTATCCTTTTGGTGATCATGGTGATTACGGTCTTGCCTGGACAGATAGCACTGGTACGACTATCAAGGATTTAAATATTCACGGAATGGAAACTGGGGGTATTCACGCGGGGCGGCTTACAAACCCGACTGTAGACGGGTGCATATTTCATGCAAATGGGAACGTCGGATGGGATGGAGACGTGGGTCATGGGGCTATAGGAAGTGGGACCGATTCTTCCAATTCGGGCACAATCACCATAAGCAATAGCCATTTTACCTATAACGGCTGTGGTGAGACCTACCCCGGTAAAGCTGTATATGGATGTTTTGGGCAAGAGGAAGGCAACGCATACAGCGACGGGATAGGTACATATCTCACTGGTGGCAACTGGGTAATAACTAACTCTGAATTTTCACACAATACCCAAGACGGGCTTGATATGCTTTATCTTGCTGGTGATCAAGGGGGGACGCTTTCAGTAATTAATTGCCGGATGGAAGGCAACGCTGGAAATGGGATAAAATCATCAGCGCCAACCGTGGTTGAAAACACTATTGTTATAGGGAATTGTGATTATTTCAATGGTAATCCTTTATCCAATACAACATCAAGTCTTTATAATGCTGGCGGAGACAATTGCCGGGCACAAGGTACTGCGGTGCTATTCCATTTTACGGTTGCGGGTAGCAAAAATACTATGATCAATAGCACTGTTTATAGTGCGGGCAGTGGTGCAGTAATGGTAAAAGGTGATGATACCACATGCACGGGTGGTGAAACATATACAGGACGGAATAATATATTTTTGGGTGATTATTTCCGGCTGTCTGGCTACAGAAATTCTAATTTTTATTACAATGGGGGCGGAGACGGGAATGGGTCCGGTGCTTGCGGTGATACAGGCACACACCCCATTATTAGAGATGAAAAAGACGGGTTAGTCTACAATTTCAGTAACTCGGAATGTCCTAACACCAATAATCTTTTATGTGTTGACCCTTTATTAAATATTGAAGATAAAATGACTCTTAGCAGCACAACTATTTTATCATATACTTACGGGGATGTTTGGGATGTTGCTTTGAAAAGCAGTTCTTCGGCCATTGGACAAAACTCAATTGCCGTTGGTGCCACTGTAATAGGAAGCACCATAGCACCATTGACTGACATAACAAGCGCCGCTCGCTCAAATATTACATGGGGTGCGCTTATGCACGGGAGCGATGGGGCAGTCCTTGGCACAAGTGGAAGCGGCAGCACAGGAGGGGCTATTCCGCCCACAACCTCAGCCAACAAGTCGGGCCGATACCAGTCGAGCCAGCAAGTCATTTTGACGTGTACCGCTGGAGACGCGGCATGCTATTCAACCCTGTACTGCCTAGGAGCCGGTTGCACTCCATCCTTGACATATTCTGCCCCGTTTTATATGCTTCGAAATATACCCAGACAAACGGCATGTTTCGCGTCTTCTGATACGTCCAGTAACCAAGAGGCTACCAAATGTATCTCTTTGCTCAAGCAAAAACGCAGATGAATTGGCATTGCCCCCATTTCTCAGCACGAAGGGGGCATGGTACCAAGTGGCAGTGTGCAGGTTGCCCCTGGAACCCAAACAATAGAAAGGATGGCGCAACGTGAGTGACTTTGATAAGTGCTTTGGCAACACGATGGGGAAAGAAGGTGGTTATTCCAACAACCCGGATGATAAAGGAGGGGAAACGTACAAAGGCATTTCCCGTAAAAACTGGCCGAAGTGGGGCGGCTGGCAGATAATCGACAACACAAAAAAAACTTTGCTTGACCCGCCTACCTATAACACCGGAAGTTATTGGAGTTGGGTAGCCCACCTAAATAGGGTTTTATCAGAAAACGTAACAACACAAAACCTTGTTAAAGAGTTTTACCGGGTGAATTTTTTTGGGCCTCTGGCGGATGTTATTGACCAGGCTGTTGCAAAATGGGTATTCGACAAATATGTAAACTGTGGTGGCGTCGCTAAAAGGTGGCTACAGAGGGCCGCAGGGGTCACGGACGATGGAGTGATAGGCCCTGCCACGATTGCGGCTGTAAATGCCCAGCACGGCCCGGACCTGATAGCGAAATGCAATAGCCAAGCAAAGGCGTATTATGATAACATCATCGCCAATGATCCGTCACAGTCTCAATTCCGGCACTCGTGGTATGCCAGGTTGACGAACTATAACGGAACGCCGTATGTTGTCTGACCTTCACGCCTACATAGACGCCCTTAACTGGAGATTTTGGTTATAGAACTGAGGTGAGGGCATGGAGAGGACAAAATACTGTTGGCAAACCCGTGGTTATGTTCTAGCAAGTTATGATTGTGGGACTTGCGATATGTGCAAACGTGAGGCTCAGAAAAAAGCGGCGCTTGAAACATTAAAAGGAGGCAAGGAGTGACATACACCGACTTTGCAAAGCTCTGCCAAGAATCATACGTAGGCGGGGATGGATGGGTTGATGTGGATGATCTCCGCTACGGGATATTCGAACGGGAAGAAGCCCTAGTGTTGATATTTCGAGGTTCGGCCAATACTCAGAATTGGTTACGAGATTTCAATATCCTTACTGTGGAAAGTCCTACAGGTTTTCCTGCACATGCTGGGTTTGTCTCGGCCTTTAAAATACTTTGGCCTCGGATTGAATACCTAAAAGGCGAACGGTTTTATATCACCGGCCATTCTCTTGGGGGCGCAATAGCTGTTTTAGCCGCAGAAGCTCTTGTCTGCCCCGTGGTGACGTTTGGCTGCCCCAGAGTATACTCACGCCTAACCAACGGTCCTGAATTGCTTCACAGCCGCATAATTTGTGACGATGATCCTGTCCCTATGACCCCGGCTATAAATTTTAACCAAAAATGCGAACCGGCTATGATTTTGAAAGACGATGACCACGAAATTATTAACCCGGAAGACCACAATATCCAGGTCTATATTGACCGACTGAAAGGAGCTTGAAATGGAGTTCATCAGCCAAATAGATTGGCAAACTGTATGGAAAGGGGCACAATGGATTGCATCCACCGTAATTATTCCCCTGGCTCTGGCATTCATCAAATCGGAACAGTGGGGCAATGATCCAAATGTCCCACAGAATGGATGGTGCCATTACATCAAACTGATTCGACAAGCAATAGCGTCTCTCCCAGCCCCAGTTATTCAGGCGGCAGAGGCCAAGATTAATGTAGTTGTACCCGGATCATCCCAAATTATAGAGGCATTAACTGGAAAAAAGGAGAATACCAATGAAGAGACTGTTTCTGTTCCCCCTGCTGCTCCTATCGCTTAGTGGTTGCGCTGGCAATAACACTACCGTTTCAAACATCGAAACGAAGGTAACGGCCGCCAATACAAAAATACTGGCCGTGGCCACGAAGATCAACACCATCACCGGGACGTTGATGAAACCGGTGGGGTCTTTATCTATCACCGCAATCTGCGTTGCTCAACCCGCATACTGCACGGCGGCAAAAGAGGCTTATACCCTGGCGCTGGCCGCCCAAAAGGAATATGCACAATTGCTGGCGGATGCCACGGCGGCGAATGCGGCCCCGGACGGGACCAAGTTGGCGACCCTGGCCGCTACGTTTCAGACCAATTTCACGGCGATCAATAGTATGATTGTATCCGCCGGCGGAACGGACAACTCCAGTGTGCTGACGGAATTCTCTACGGCGCTGGCCGAATTGAAAACCGTTTCTTCTGCAAACTAAAAAACTTACCTCCTTTGGACTCTATTTGAGCGGGCTGCATGGTACCTCCCCATGTGGCCCTTGTTTTACCTGTCAAGTACCGACCGGTTAGTTTTTTATCGCTTTCATAGACAAATCAATATTATTCAGTGAAAGAAACTCGGCAACGATGCGTTGGAAATATCTCTTACCAGCCAACGGGTCAAATACTTTCCCCTGGCACTCGCTTATTTTCCAAGCTATTATTGAAAGCCTCGGAATTTGGTTAGTGTTTTCAATTATCCCCATCTCTTTCAGTTTTTTAAATGCCGCCCAACTTTGGGCATTTGTTGCTGCCCTGATTTGTTTTTTCTCACTTCTATTTTTTTTGGTAGACACTGTTTGTTTTTTAGGCTGTTTAGATTCTTTTCTAAAAGACTGCTGCGTTATCTCGCGCTGGAGATGGAACACCTCATGGCACAACCCACACAAGGTAATTAAATCCGCTAAAGGTTCTTCGCCGTATACCTTTGGATAATGCCTATGGTGGACTTGTAAAGATTTGCTAGAGTAACAAAAACGGCATTTTTCCCCATCTCTCGCTAAAGCTTCTTGTCTCTTGGCTGCCCAAATAGGACTTTTTAAATAATCGTCATAAGCACCCATAGGTGGCACCTCCTCCTGAAATATGATTTACGGTAACACTATTTTTTCTTGTTGACAACATAAAAAATAAATGATAAACAATAAATCATAATAAACAGAAAAGGAGGTGACAAAATGAAAACAGCACCATTAACAGAAACAATTAGTATTCGGGTGACAAAGGCAGAAAAGCAAATCATCAGCGACAGGGCATACCATTTGCGCACTTCTGTAAATGCTTTGTTCCGACCGCTGGTTAAAAAACTGGCAAAGGAAACCCCATGACAAAGCGATACGAACAACCCAGAAAGCACTCCATCGGTACCAGGATTGACGATGTAACCGAGTCAGTTCTGCAAGCCGTTCTTGCAAAAACCGGCCAAACACGATCAGAAACCTGCCATTTGGCATTATTGCTGTATTTAATGGAACATACCACAAAATAAAGGAGACAACAAATGAAGCCTGAAACGATCAAAATTGATGAAGTAGAATACGTGCGTAAAGATACTTTATTAGCTAATCGAAGTGAAGTGACGGGCAATATTTACATTGCTGTGCTTCAACGTGGGTGGATCGCAGTCGGATACCGATCTGTTACCGATGGGGGGGATTTCAGCCTTAGCAATGCGGCTCATATCCGGGTATGGGGCACTACTAAAGGTTTGGGTGAAATAGCCGATGACGGCCCCACTTTAAAAACCGTACTTGATTTCTGCCCCACGATTGAATATAACCCACTCACGGCTATTATGCATATCAGGTGCAGGGAGGCAGCATGGGTCGGCAAACTTTCATAGGCGAAAATAGCCAAACATCCTACGGGTACGGGTACGGGTACGGGTACGGGGACGGGAACGGGAACGGGTACGGGAACGGGAACGGGTACGGGAACGGGTACGGGAACGGGAACGGGTACGGGGACGGGAACGGGAACGGGAACGGGAACGGGAACGGGAACGGGAACGGGTACGGGGACGGGGACGGGAACGGGTACGGGGACGGGGACGGGAACGGGTACGGGGACGGGGACGGGGACGGGGACGGGAACGGGTACGGGGACGGGAACGGGTAAAACGCGGTCGGAAATATGCCACGCAGCATTAAAGAATTTTTTATTACGCCATTAAGGAGGTTCAAAATGACTTGGGCAGAATTTAAAAAAGCTGTTGAGGCCAAGGGGATAACAGACAATATGCAGGTCCTATATATTGATATACGCCACGATACGGAAATAGAGGTCGAAACCCTAGAGGATGGTACATTTTGGGTAGCATAAATAAAATCATGGGAGGTTTTAAAATGACACAAATATTAAACAGATGGAATGGCAATGTAATTGTTGAGGGCGAAATGAATTTGCGCGAACTGGTTTTACACGCTGTTAACACAGGAGTATCCCTGAACTATGCTTCCCTGGACCGTGCTTCCCTGGACGATGCTTCCCTGGACGGTGCTTCCCTGGACTATGCTTCCCTGAACTATGCTTCCCTGGACTATGCTTCCCTGAACCGTGCTTCCCTGAACGGTGCTTCCCTGAACCGTGCTTCCCTGAACGATGCTTCCATGGACGGTGCTTCCCTGGACGGTGCTTCCCTGGACTATGCTTCCCTGAACTATGCTTCCCTGGACTATGCTTCCCTGAACCGTGCTTCCCTGAACCGTGCTTCCCTGAACGGTGCTTCCCTGAACGGTGCTTCCCTGGACTATGCTTCCCTGAACTATGCTTCCCTGAACGGTGCTTCCCTGGACGGTGCTTCCCTGGACTATGCTTCCCTGAACCGTGCTTCCCTGGACGGTGCTTCCCTGAACGGTGCTTCCCTGGACTATTCAGCATGGCCTCTTTGGTGTGGGAGTCTTACGGCCAGGGTTGACAACCGTATAGCCGCACAATTACTGTTCCATGCTTTTGCTGTCGCGCGCATTAACCCCACGGAAGAGCAGTTAACCTTTATCCGTAATTTCTACCGTTTTGACGAATGCGGGGGCGTTGAAAGGCTGGTGACAAAATGAGCTGCGGCCTTGCAAATCGAATAGGGGTAGCGGACGTTGTCTAAAAGCAAAAAGAAAGGAACCCCAATGAATTTGGAGTGGCAAAAAATGAGAAGCCAAGAGCGGCCAAGCGGCAACGACATACTGTTGGTGGTCCTGGCGATTGTTCTTCTGGTTGTCGGTATGTCGTTTGATGGATGCCAGCGCGACGGATCGGGCAAAATGAAACCGGCATATCCGGTGCAGGGGGCGGGAAAATGAGCGCACGGGACTTTGCAATAGAGATAGCAGCATGGTTTATGGCGGCGATAGCATTCTACGGTCTTTATCGGGCTTTGGAGTGGGTATTTTACACAATAAAGGGGGCGTTATGAACATCACATTTGAACCATCGGCACCACGGGCAGACGTTGAGGAAAACATTGTGTTGAATGGGCGGAGCATTGGCACCGTTAAGATCGAAACACCGGCCCATGCTACACTGGATGGGGATGTCTTTTTAGCAATGTTGTCTTTCCAGGATTCCCGTTATTTTAGCGGGAGGGGTATTAGCAAGGAAGATGCCATCTGTGCAGCCGTTCTCAGGGCTAAAAATGTCGGTAATCTGATGACACAAGAGGCGGCAAATTTGGCCGATGAATTAGGGATAATCCTGTAGTTTTTTGTTGACTATTAGCGTAGTTGTTGTTATAGTTTACTTACAAATGCAGCTAGTCTTGTTAAAAGGGGTTTCCAATGACCACAAAAGAAATGATGGCAGTAATCGGGACCAACGCAGTAATCACAATGGAAAAAATCAAGATTGAAGTTGAAGTCATGGACGCAAGGCAGAACTTTGGCCGGACTGAATACCTTGTCAAGCCTTTGGCTGGTGCCGGTGAGCAGTGGGTAGAAATCTCTCGCGTATGCTAAGTGGGCACAAGGAACAGAAATGAACCTGGACCATAACAACCCTGAACTTGAATGGTTTGACCAGCAACAGCGCAAAGAGGCCCATAGAAATATCACCGGGTGGAACAGCGACCCCCAAAATGAACCACTTGACGATGGAAGTGAGGAAAATAATGGAGAATGATGTGACCGTAATCCAAGCCCAAATTACTCCTATGGCACTGATTGCCCGTGCGCAAGAGACAGGGGCATCAATTGAGGCGATGCAACAGCTTTTTGAGTTGCAATTGCGTTGGGAAGAAAACGAAGCTAAAAAAGCCTATTTCAGAGCCGTATCCGACTTTAAAAAAGAGGCTATTGTTATCCTCAAGACAAAACACGTCAAATATACCACGTCAAAAGGCACAACCGAATATAAGCATGCCGAGCTTGGCGAGATTGTTAATACCGTTACCCCTTTGCTTTCCAAGTATGGCTTGTCAACGCGCTGGGAATATTCGCAACCGGAAAACAAAGTTCAAGTGTCCTGCTTTCTTACTCATGAGCTAGGCTATGAAAAATCAACGTCTCTCATGTCCGCCCCGGATGATTCAGGCGGGAAAAATTCCATACAAGCTATTTCTTCGGCAAGCTCCTATCTAGAGCGCTACACCTTTTTAGCCATCACCGGCCTTGCCGCTAAAGACCAAGACGACGATGGCCGGGGCGCTGGTAAAAAAAATGATGGTCCCATAATCACCGAAGCCCAATCAAGCGACTTGCTCACCCTCATTGAAAATGTGGGGGCAGATGTTGCGAAGTTCTGTGTGTATTGGAAAATTGACATGGTGAAGTACCTACCAGCCACAAAATATAAAAAGGCCATTGAAATGCTTGAAGCCAAAAGGAGGAACTGATGGAATCTAACGAATTGATTGTGGTTGAAAAATTGGGCGCAATTGAGCTTTTCACCGGATCGGCTGGAGTTGAAAAGATTCTTGATGATATTGAACAAAAAGTGTCCGCTTTTGTCCCGGACACGTCAACTGCAAAAAGCCGGAAGGATATTGCCTCACTTGCTTACAAAGTTAGTCAGTCTAAGATTGTGCTTGACGAACTTGGCAAGAGCCTTGTGGCGGATTGGAAAGCAAAATCAGCACTCGTTGATGCATCCCGCAAGATTGTCCGAGACCGGCTGGACGCGCTCAGGGACAAAGTACGGCGGCCTCTCACAAATTGGGAAGTCGAAGATGAAAAGCGTGTTGCCGCTGAAAAGCTGGCCGCTGAAATGGAACGGGCGGAACTGGAAGCGCGCCATATCCACGGCTTATGGCTGAGGGAAAAGGAAATTGCAGCTAAAGAAGCCGAACTTGCAAGAATAGAAGAAGAACGACAAGCCAAGGAAGAAGCAGAACTTGCCAATAAACTGATGAAGGAACAGATTGAACGCGATGAGGCCGCCCGCGTTGCCCATGAGGAACGTATCAAGAAAGAAGCCGCTGAAAAGGCAACAAGGGAAGCTGAAGAGGCGGCACAAGCGGCAATCAGAGAAGCCGATCGGAAAGCGGCAGAAGCGCAAGCGGCTGTAGAAAAAGCCAAACTTGACCGGATAGCGGCGGAAGAAAAAGCGAAATCAGATCAAGCGGCGGCGGTTGCAGTGGCGGAAGAAAAGGCAAGAATTGCTGCTGAAAAGGTTGAATTTGACCGTAAAGTAAAAGAATCTGCTGAATCTGCCAGAATCGAAACAGAAAGACGCGAAGCCGAACGCAAGGCAGCAGATGTCGAGCATCGGCGCATGGTAAACAACGAGATTATATCAGGTCTTGTTGCCGCAGGCATAACAGAAGGTCAGGCTAAAAAAGTTATTACTGCTATTGTGGGAGGACTTGTAAACCATGTTAGGATCCAATACTGAAATTGTGCAGGGCACACCTGAATGGTTGAAAATGCGTTGCGGCTTAATCACCGCATCCAAAATAGCCGATGTTATGCAAGAAAAAAAAGGCACCGGATATGCAAACTATCAGGCGCAGTTAGTTGCAGAACGTCTAACAGGCTGTATAAGCGAGACTTACAAGAACGCATATATGGAGAGGGGAAACGAGGACGAGGGCGCGGCAAGGGAGTGCTACGAGTTTGTGGCCGGCAACAAAGTCGAGCAGGTGGCGTTTGTTAAACATCCGTATATTGAACGAGCAGGTTGTTCACCAGACGGGTTAATTGAAAGCGACGGACTAGTGGAAATTAAGAGAAAAATCCCGGCACTTCATATTGCCTACCTGCTCAAAAAAGAAGTGCCAACAGAATACCGTAAGCAGATGATGTTTCAAATGGCTTGTACTGGCCGATCATGGTGTGATTTTGCATCATACTGCCCTGAACTCCCCGAAGAAATGCAACTGTTTACTATCCGATACCACCGGGACGAGGAAGCAGTCAAGGCAATGGAAACGGCGGTTATTGCTTTCGACAATTCTATTGAAAAGATGATAGAATCACTCCATGCATTAAGGTCATGAAACAGCGCCTAATCTTAACAACCGAGCAAGTCCGGCGCAGAGCTGTAACGATTATTGAAGCCCTGCCGATGGAGACAGTATGGGAAGTGGAGATACGGGAGCATAAAACAACAAGGTCAAGCGAGCAAAACCGACGGATGTGGGCCACGCTAGCGGATATCGCAGATCAAGTTATATGGCATGGGCTATGGTTGACTAAAGAAAACTGGAAAGACGTTTTTACCGCCTCGTTAAAACGCTTAAAGGTGGTACCCGGCATAGACGGCGGCTTTGTTGTGGTGGGAGCGCATACTTCTAAAATGAGCGTATCCGAAATGTCAGAAATGATCGAGTGCGCTACAGCCTTTGGATGCCAACACGATGTGAAATGGAGGGATTACGAATAATGGACCGACAATGCCCAAAATGTAAAGATCGCGGCTTACACGAGACAATAGAAATGTCTCAGCCCTCGTCCCTGGAACGCCACCAAGAGACGGCGGCGCTTTTTACCAAGATCGTAAAATGTATTTATTGCGGCTGGCGTGATGAAATGGTGGCAGAGGACACCAAGCCGATGCCAGAGAAGCCCATAGTCAAAAAAAAGTCTGTTTTTGTCCCAACGCTGGCATGGGTTGTTAGAAATAATTATGATATAATATGCAAAAGGCACGAAACTCAAAACTACAGGGTCATTTCCGGGTGGATAAAAGAAAAATTTGGTGTTTTCGTAACGCCTCAAACGTTAAGTTACGCAATGTGCACCCATAATGCGTTGCTGAACAAGACTATTGGTAGCAAAAAATACAAAGGCGTGCTATAAAATTTAAAAGCGAGGTTTTTGTACGCATGGACCACAAGGAATTAAGAAGACTTCGGGAAGATATTAAGTTTGACATGGGGTCATTTGCTGCATGCCTTGGCATCCCAAAATCTACCCTCCAGAGGTATGAAGATGCAAGTGCTGCGGTGCCGCCCCATATTGAGCGTGCGGCCCTAGAACTAGCGCATATCAACGCCACATTTATGAGCCGATACCAGCCAGGGGGACACTTTGACCAAGAGCTTAATAAAAAGTACCCGCACGGTATCCCGTCAATATTTTAACAATCACCACAAAGAAAGGAACCGATATGAATACATTAACTTGGGTATTGTTTGCCTATTTAGCTTCATCTAATCTCTGGCTTCCCATGCCTATGCCTGGTGCTTCAAAGGAAGTCTGCGAGCGCGTAGGGGAAATGCTCATAACAGACAGATCAGGCTCCCCAGAAAAACCAACTACCTTTGTGTGCGTTATGGCATCAGAGCCAGAAGTCGGGAAAATAGTTGCCACAATGCCACGAGGCTGGAGAGTAGAAAGATGAAACATATCCAAATTATTATTGAGTTTCCTGATGAATACGACGACATTTGCCCGGAACTGTGCGTTGAAGATTTGCGGATGGAAACCGGCGATGGCGTTAGCATCGTGGATTACAAGGAAATTATTGCATGAGCTATACAGAGAAAGAGTTCCAATCCATGCTTCGGAACCCAGCAGTTAAGATCGCGGGAAATTCCAAGCCAATACGAGCCAATAATAATTTGGTCCATTCTAGGGACAACACCCCTAAGCGTGGCAAACCCAATAAAACCGAATCCGAATATGCCAAGATGCTGGCTCTCGAATTCCCCGGCTGTGCAGTCCGTTTTGAGGCCCTAGGGCTGAAACTCGACAACGGGCATGTCTACACGCCCGACTGGGTAGTTAAGCAGCTTACAGGCCAAATTCTTTGCGTGGAAGTCAAGGCGCGGGGCAAGAACGGATTTCGGCATCCGTCATATCAACGGGCAAAGTTGGCATACGATCAGGCGCGGCTAGATTTTTCAATGTTTCAATTTAGGTGGGCCGAAAAACAGGCGGGAGTGTGGGGAATATCATGAAACTCACCGACCGGGCCGATTATGACGTGGGCAGAATGTGCCAGACATTGTTCAAGGCAAAAAGTGTTCGTGATAAAAAACGCCTCAGTTTTGCTAGGACGCTACCATGCGCCGGATGCGGCAAGTTAGGCCCTAACGAGAGTCATCACGAAGGGCCACATGGGATGGGGATCAAAGCAGGGGACGACAAAACTATACCGTTATGCCGCAAATGCCATGCTTGGCGGCACCAAACTGGCCCTTCGGTATATTTATTGTGGCACGTTGACATAGAAGCTCTTATCTGCAAAATAAACGCTACGTACAAGGCAAAATTGAAAGGATTACAGTGACCATATTGCTGGCGTCAACAAAATGGTGTCAGATTTGCCACCAAATTAACAGCGGGGCGGCGTGGAAAGCCCTGTCATGGGAGGATATGCAATGAAGGTTGGGACAAAATCATTACTTTTCGGGGTGCATCAAGTGTTTATTCATCCTCTTTGGGTGGCGCTGGCCTGGTGGAAGCTCTATGGTTTTCCTTTTGACCCGCGCCTATGGGTGGCGTTCATTGTTCATGATTGGGGGTATTGGGGATGCCCTGAAATGGACGGAGCGGTAGGCGGCCTGCACCCATACCGTGGGGCGATAATCATGCACAAGCTCTTTGACTGGCCGCGCATAATCCGCAGGAAAGGTTATGCGGCAGATCACAATTACACATGGCGCTGGTTTTGCCTGTTTCACTCTCGTTTTCTGGCAAAGCAAGTGGGGCATCAGCCCTCCCGGCTCTGTATGGCCGACAAATTATCTCTTTGCCTGGAGCCATGGTGGCTGTACCTTCCCCGCGCCTGGGCATCTGGTGAGCTGCAAGAGTACATGAGATCGGCACAACCGGATGGAAAACATGGGCACATGGGCCTGATCCAAGTTACGGCAAAGGAATGGTATCAGGCCGTGCAGTCGTATCTGCGGAAGTACGTCGCGGAGCACCGTGACGGTGAAGAAGATCATGTAACGCAAGTTGTGGACCGGTACCGAGGCAAAAGTGGGGTTTAGACCGGCCCCCGCTAACAATTAACAGGATGGAGGAGATATGGCTTTTGAAAAATTGACAGTCAAAGAATGCAAATCTCTATTGCTTGCGGCCAAACATCAATAGTGGAAACAGTCTAAAACGCTGCTGGGTGCTATAGCAAAGTTGGAGAAGACCATCAAACGAGTGGAGACCCCCCATGAGTGACAACGAGTTAAAGGAAAGAGTGGCATTGTGGAAATCCAGAAAAACGTGGGATTTGCTGGGCACTCCTAAAATTATCGAAGAGGCCGAATGGTGCATTGACCATCTTCTTGGGGCTTTTGAATTGGCAGAAGAAGAGGAAAATCAATGCTGCTATGACGATATGTGCGAGGTCTGCGAATACCAGCATAAAATGGCTTCCTGTAGCGCTCAGGACTGCATCATGCACGAGAACTGGCATATCCGGTGGCTAAACGACGCGCTTCTCACTGCGAACGAGATACGTGCTGGACTACAAACCGAGAACTCCGCTCTCAAAACCCGGCCCGCTGGTCGGACGTACTACCACGACAATGCAGCGGTGGAGGTCGAGAACGCCCGGTATAGAGAGGTGCTGGAAAAATTGAGCCACGGAAAGGACTGGGAAGATTCAAGCATTGCTCGTGCTGTTTTACAGGAGGTGCAGGGATGAGCGACAAACGTACAAATACACAACTCTGCAACGCTGACTATGAAAATACATCAATTATTAATGGGCTGAATGATGAGATTGACTGTCTCCGCGTCCAGATGGCAGAGCTTACCAAGGAACGGGACGCGCTGAAGGTCCTCACCGACAAAGAAATATGCGTTGATTGTCTTACCGACCACGACAAAGTTATAGAGACGACCCGGCAAGAAACGGCGCGGGAGATCATAATTTTAATAGATAATAGATCGTGGTTTGATGGGCCTTCTGCATACCTATGCGCTATAGCTGATATCAAAGCTAAGTACCACCTGGAGGATTTATGAGTGGTAAGGCTCCGGAGCAGATGTTTGAAGAGTGGTGGGCTATCGCCACGGATGGGACTCCAATACCATTTATTCACGACTCGGTAACAAGGGTAGTTAAAGACGGTTTCCACGCCGGTCTAGCCGCCGGGGAGCAGAGAGAACGGGCGCGGTGCATAAACGCCGTACAGGATGCCGTAATTAACCCATCAGGGGCCAACTCGGAAGGGGCACTAACCAACAGCCAGGACGCATGGCTGCACGGGGTAAACGACGCCCAGATAGCCATCATCAGCGCCATAAAGGAGTGAAAAAATGAAACTGACTGTAATAATACGCGACTTATCACCATTTATCCATCTTCAAGACCCCTGCAACTACCGAAGCGTGCATATCGACCTCACACCGGAACAACTACATAAACTGGCCATGAGCAGCGACGAAAGTATTGGTCAATGTTTTATAGAAAACGATTAACCCCGCCCATAGGGCCGAAGGGAGAGAAGAGATGAAAATAACTGGCGTAATCCCAGAAGAAGAGGTGTGCCACATCACAAAAGAAACCGATTTAGATAAAGCGATAGGGGCATTCCAACGAGCATATCCAAACGCTGAGGTTATGACGATCGACGGTAAAGCAGTAATTGGGGATTGTGAAAGTTGTGGTCTGCCAATCCTCGAAGGACAAAAGCATTTCAGAGATGATGACGGAATCATCTGGCACAAGACCTGCGATTAACCAACACCCCCGGAAAGGATAGGACATGGATTTCGGACTTATTGGCAAAAAATATGGGCATTTTGGAACAGACGGCGTCGAAATATCGGAATGCTTGCAAAAAAGACGAGGATGGCGTATAGTATAGGCAAAATTGAATAGCAAAAGTCGGCTGCACCCGGCTATGCAGATAATCCTTTTACTGGCATTGCCAGCGAAGGACAATGGCCCCTAGGCGGAATGTGCAGATTCCCTTAGGGGCTTATTGTTTCAGCGGCAAACACCCATTTTAAGGAGGCCGACAATGGCAAGGTTGAAAGAACATGAGGCATGCGTGGGGCGTGGTGGCGACAGTTTTCTTTTTCAGCCCGAAGCAATCAAAGAGCGCCCAGGTTATAACGTCCGCGATATGGATAGCCCCGAAACTCAAGCGCATATCCGTAAAATGGCGGATGCTATCCACGCCGGAGGAACAACCGCATTTCCCCCGATCACGATATGCCAGGAAAACGGCGAAATTTACGTTGTAGCGGGTTATTGCCGTCGCAGGGCATTCGTACTAGCAAAAGAAGAAGGAGCGCCTATTAAGGGTATCCTTGCTATTGCAAACACCCAAAACGAAGAAGAGCGCACGCTTGACCTTCTCAATTCAAACGATGGCCTTCCCCTTAAACCTCTCGAAACAGCAAAAGCCATTAAACGCCTTACAACATTCGGATGGACGGCTCAAGAAATAGCCCAGCGCCGGGGTGTCTCCACTACTACAATTACGAATGCCCTTGCTCTTCTAGAAGCACCCGCTGATGTCGTCCAAATGGTTGAGCAGGGGCAAGTGTCCGCAACGTTGGCGGTAAATACCGTCCGGCAAGAAGGATCGCTGTTAGCTGGCAAAACTTTGCGTGATGCTGTGAAAGTTGCCGAAGATCATGGGAAGATTAAGGCCACCTCCAAGCATGTCAAGCCGAGCCGCCCCCATACTGATTGGTAAACACTGTCTAGGCGGCTGAAAACAGCCCTTGCATTGATTGTACATGCGTCGGGTAATGAAGTCCAGCAGGCAGCGATTGATCTGGCTTCTGAGTTGTTGGATGAACTGCGGGCCTAAAAAGGCGGTGTAATTTGAAATGGTTTAAGCATTTGACCGATTCGCATATTGACGAAAAATTAGCCGCGTTGTTGGCATCCCATGGGGCTGAGGGTTATGGTTTCTGGTGGCTGATTGTCGAGGCGGTTGCGAACCAAATTGGCAAGGACGGAGACAAGTGCAGCGTCTCTTATCCCATGTCATATTGGATGAGATTAACCGGAGTATACCATCTCAAAAAAGCACGTATCTTGTTCGAATGTATGAGCAATCTATCGCTTATCTATGCACAATGTTCGCCTAATGTATCGACTATCTATGATTTATCTATGAAGGATGTTTTAACTATCTCCATACCTAACATATTGAAATACCGAGATGAATACTCTAAAAAATCAGGACAAAAAAAGGAGAGTGTCGGCCCCAAGAAGGAGATGGAGAATACAGAAGTAGAAGTAGATAAAGAAAAACCTACATCATCACCTTCTTACCTAGCACCACTAGAGCAAAAGGCGATGATGACGATCAATGACTTCCGATTCCTCTTCACCGACAACTTCAAAACCGCAATGCCCCCAGGCTGCAACCAACTGGCAAGCGAACTATGCCAGCATTACCCACGAGACGCGATTGTCGAGGCATTCAGAATTTCGGCGGAGCAGGGGAAGAATTCCGTTGCCTACGTCAAGGGGGTGCTGATGGGTAACGGCAAGAAAAAAATTGAAAGCTGTGAGTTTGACATTACCAAGGATTATGAACCGGGCAGCTATTTCGACCTTCTTAAAAAAGATACTCTGGAGCGAAAATGCAATACAACACGCTAAAAGAGGGGCTTGATCACATAGGGAAAACTCATTTTAACCGGGCTTGGTCTATTGATGCCATCAACGCTATCACTGATGACCTCAAAGACACTCAGGATTCAGTGATGGTGCAGATTACAAAGCGCGTATACGCGGAGATTTCCCCTGCTACTTTCCCACCTCTCAGCCGTATTGTGGCAATGGCTCAGGAGGAACAGAAAAAGTTGAACTCTGCTAATTCTCCTGACGAACCTAAACCCAGGCATGTGGTTGACCGAGAGTTTCAGCAACAATTCGGAGGCAATCACGATCAATACGTCAAACGGGCTTGGGCTATTATTGCCATGACCGTTGACTACAGCGTGGGTCGGGACAAACTGGTAGAAGGTTTAGGGATAATGGACAAAACTTATCCTGGTTTAGGGTGGGGTGATTGCCAGATGAATGAAATACGCAAAATTCAGGGGAACCCTGCACATTTCCAAGAACAATCAACATCAGATTTACCGTTATAGGCAGTTAAACAAACGGGGGGTTGACATTTATGGAATACTATGAATTTCTAAAAAATAAAGCTGTTGTGGATATCCCAACAGGGCTAACAGTAATACCTGAATTAAATAAATCTCTCTACGATTTCCAGAGAGATATTACGCGATGGGCATTAAAACGCGGTCGGGCGGCGATATTTGCCGATTGCGGTCTTTATAAAACAGGAATGCAATCAGAGTGGGCAAAACATGTACCCGGTAACGTTTTAATACTGGCACCACTTGCTGTGGCCCCTCAAACTGTAATGTTGGCAAAAAACAATCTTGATATTGAAATAAAATATTGCCGTGACCAAGATCAGGTTAAACCAGGTATATCCATCACTAACTACGAGATGCTTGACCATTTTGATCCATCTTATTTTACAGGGATTGTCTTGGATGAAAGTTCTATCCTAAAATCTTATTCGGGCAAGTTCCGCAATCAGATTGTTGATTCATTCCAAAACACCCCTTTTCGTTTGGCATGTACCGCTACACCCGCCCCGAACGATTATATGGAACTTGGCAACCATTCTGAGTTTTTGGGTGTTATGTCCCGTACTGAAATGCTTGCCATGTTTTTTGTCCACGACGGAGGGGATACCGCCAAGTGGCGGTTGAAAGGCCATGCAAAAAACGACTTTTGGCGGTGGATATGTTCATGGGCTGTTAACATCCGCAAGCCATCTGATTTGGGATATGACGATGGGTTATTCACTCTTCCTGAAATGACCATTGAACAGCATACAGTCAAAGTCGATCAAGCTCCGGATGGGTTTCTTTTCCCAGTTGAAGCGCTCACTCTCCAAGAACGACAGCATGAGCGCAAATCCACTATTGTGGATAGGGTAGCAGAGTGCGCACGGATAGTGGCAGAGAAACCAGACGAGCAGTGGTTAATATGGTGTAATCTCAATGAAGAGAGTGCTCAACTTAAAGCGGCTATTGATGGGGCTGTTGAAGTCAAGGGGGCAGACTCCATCGAACACAAAGAAAAGTCAGTGATCGGATTCCAGGATGGGACCATATCCCGGTTAGTTAGTAAAGCGAGTATGTTTGGCTACGGGTTAAATCTTCAAAACTGCCACAACATGGCTTTTGTCGGGTTGTCTGATTCTTATGAACAGTTCTACCAGGCAGTACGTCGGTGTTGGAGGTTCGGGCAAAAAGAGGCGGTAAAAGTTCACGTAATCACTGCTGAAACAGAGGGCGCGGTTGTCAGAAATATTGAAAGAAAAGAGGCGGATGCTATGTCAATGGCAGAAAATATGGTTGAAAACATGAAGTCAATTGAGACTAAGAATATCCGTGGGGCGTCGGCAGACAAGTCGGTTTACGTTGAAGAATCAGTAGAGACGGAAAATTATACTCTTTGGAATGGGGATTCGTGCGAGATCATTAAACGGATTCCCGATAACTCTATGCATTTCTCAATATTTTCCCCGCCGTTTGCGTCGCTTTATACCTACTCAAACAGTGATCGAGACATGGGTAACGTAAAGAACGATAAGGAGTTTGCAGACCATTTCCGGTTTCTCGTCCCTGAACTCTACCGCATTACCAAGCCCGGTCGTTTATTGGCTTTTCATTGTATGAATCTGCCAACGAGCAAGGAACGCGATGGGGTGATCGGGATCAGAGATTTCAGGGGGGAACTGATACGAGTATTTACAGATAATGGGTGGATATTCCATTCAGAGGTTTGCATTTGGAAAGATCCTGTAACTGCCATGCAAAGGACTAAGGCGCTTGGTCTTCTCCATAAACAGATCAAAAAAGATTCGTGCATGAACCGCCAGGGCATTCCTGATTATCTGGTTGTTATGCGAAAACCAGGGGACAACACCGAGCCTGTTACTCACACAAACGATACGTTCCCCGTTGCGGTATGGCAGCGATATGCGTCTCCGGTATGGGCAGTTATCGGGCAGGAAGAAAAGAAAGTCAGTGCATTTAATGGGGCGGAAAACATCCAACCAGCGGATTATGGAGATGGTTTTTTGCATGTTAGCCAGGACATAAACCCATCCGATACTTTACAGAGATTTAGCGTCCGTGAAGATGCGGATGAGCGCCATATTTGCCCACTGCAAATTCAAGTAGTTGAAAGGGCAGTTGACCTCTGGACGAATCCCGGCGATACTGTTTTTACTCCCTTTGCGGGGATTGGTACTGAGCTAGTTGTACCCCTACAAATGGGCCGGAAATCTTTTGGTATTGAACTTAAAACGGCTTATTGGAAACAAGCCGTGAACAATTGTAAAGAGGCAGATTCTACCACTGCAAAACAACTTTCTTTAGGCATAAAATAAACGCGTCATGGTCTATTATTTATCGAGGCAGTCAAACAACTAAACTAAGGAGGGGGTATGGATAGAGCGCAGATGTTAATGCGGAAATCGGTGGCTGTCACAGCACGAGTCACGATGCAGGGCAAAAAACCTTTTATCGTAAAAGGCAGAGAGCTTAACAACGGGGAATTATGGCTGCCTGAATCTGGCACCTTCTATCTCAAAAATCAGTGGTCTAAGATATGACCGGCAAATACTACCACAACGGCCAATGGAAAGACTGGGACGTGCCAGTTTGGACGGGTGCTAACCACGTAAAAAACCTCATGTCAAACGACCGTGTGCCGCAGATCGTGAAGTTAGAAGATGGTAGTTATTTGGTCAATTCGCTAAAACTATTTGACGATTACAGCGCCAAAAAGAAAGATGTCAAAATGGTGGGAGGGCGGCATGGTTGAAAATAAAATAGTTGACCTATACGGGAACGACGACACGGAGGCCATGTACCAGGCCGCCCTGCGTGCCCCATTGCAAGATAAAATTGAAATGGCAATTGACCTTATCCGCACGTTTGAGAAACAGGCGCTGGCACTGTCGCCGGATGGGTACTATGTCTGCTTCAGTGGTGGAAAGGACTCTATTGTCATGGCGAAGCTGTTTGGGCTGGCGGGAGTGCAGTACACGCTCAATTACTCCAATGTCACCATCGACCCGCCCGAACTAGTGTGGTTTATCAAACAGGAGTATCCGCAAGTGATCTGGCACAATCCTAAAAAACATATATTGCGGCACATGGTTGATAATTATCAGGGGTTGCCGACTAGAGTTATGCGGTGGTGCTGTTCGATTTACAAGGAGCAGGGCGGTAATGGTCTATTCAAAGCCGTTGGAGTAAGAGCCGCAGAGTCGGCGAGAAGGAAAGGGCTTTGGCAACCAACCAGAATAATACCGGGACAAAAGGCTCCAATAATGTCTCCGATATTGTACTGGACTGACGATGATGTGTGGCAATTTATCTACGGGAACAGCATGACGTATTGCAGTCTCTACGATGAGGGCTATCACCGTTTAGGTTGCATCGGGTGTCCCATGAGCGGAACGAAGGGGAGAAAGCGAGATTTTGCCCGGTGGCCGCGCTACGAAAAAATGTGGAAAAAAGCTGCTTTGGATTGGCTGGTAAAATGGCGAGATATCCCCCGTAAAGACGGGTTGCCTCGGAGCAACACGCAATACGGGTCAGTAGACGAATACTGGTCATGGTGGATGGAAGAAGAAAACGTCAACGACACGGACCAGCCCGACTGCCAGATGTGGCTATGGTGAGTATTTTGTAAATACCAACACCCTGCTAAACAAATATAGGGCAGAGAAGCGGCCTGTTAGCCTCTACACGGGGTTGATACCATTCTTAAAAAGGAAAGGGGCCGCAAAGCCCCTTTTTGTTCGTTATATGTGGTTGGGTTATTAGTCCCTCCTTATAGTGGGGCACCGTGCCCGGTGTTGGGTTAGCCGTGGTGTGCCAAAATTGAGCAACGGTCATTGCCGCAAACAGGGCACGGCATGGGTTTACGGCGGCTAGTCACCAGCAGGTTTATTTTGTTGGCCAATTGGTTGCGAGTGAGTTTTTTCATTGTTTTTCCACCTCCATTAGATTGCCGGGGTACCGGCTGTTAGCCAACCATATTAATTGATCTTACAACATATCCATAAGCCACCGCTGTCGTATTGGCTTCTGCCCGTGTGTCGGCTTCTACCTCAATTTTGCCCACATACCCGCTTACAGACGTTTCCACCTCATATAAATGTTTACTGTCCGCTTTTTCTATACGTTTCATGGTGTGGCCTCCTTGTTTGTCCTTCATTGTAATTAGACTTTACCACCGATAATTATCTATGTCAATATTTTTATTTGGTAGGCTGCATTATTTTCTTTGGTGGCATATGTTTCGAGTACCGTCCTGACAAAATCTTTGTTTAATTCCAGCAAATTAGCGTGAAAATCTTCGCTGACTCTGATATAATACATTCGTCGTTTAGAGCGTTCGGATGGCTTCGGGCCTGTTTTCTTTTTATGCTCAACTTTTTTATACATAAACACCTTTCTGCCCGTTACTATGCCACGGGCGGGGCGGCTGTTGTTAAGACCTGAGGACGCTGTTATTACATTCTATCAAGGTGAAATAATCTTTGCATTTGCCACTATCTACAGCACGGGCACAACCTCTGTTATAAGCAGCTCCGTCGTCTTGTCTGTTGTACCTAAACCATTTGTCATAGAAGCCTGCCAGCCTGTCGTTGTATCCGCGTTGTTCGTCGTTTGTAAGTTTCATGATATCCTCCTTGTTTCGTTCCCCATCGTTAACTTAATAATACCGCCATCAATTATATAAGTCAACAAAAATAATTAACCAAGTAAAAATAGTTGCAAACACCATTACAATGTGGTAAGGTAAACTATAATCAGCCGGGCCTCTACCGGGTCCACAACTATCCCGCCGCCGCTCAGTACGTAGCGAATGGGCCTGGATAGCACAGAACCCGGTCAAGCTCAAAATAGGTGGGCAGCTAGCACGTGCTAGCTGCCCTTAACTGGTATGAAGAGACAAAAAACATATTGACTTTTGAATTTATTGTAAAGGGGTTGTCCTGTGTCCATGGACTAGGGGCAAAACAACAGAACCGCATAGAAAGAAAAACCTGAAATGGAAAAGTATAGATTTGGGCCGGAAGACAAAGTGATTTATCAAGGGCTCCCCGCTGTCGTTGTGGGTATACATCCTCACGATGGGTTATTCTGGAAATATGACGTGTTACTGGACGCGTGCCCCTATAAAATTATACCAGATATCTGGCAAAGCGATTTGTGTAGAGGCTGTTGATAACTTTTTTATCCACGCCCAATAAACATGGCATTTTATGGTTATGATTACAATAATATGCAACAAACCGAATAAATACCTTTTTACCTGTGGATAACCTATGAAAAAGGGCGAAAAAAAGAAAGAACCTACCAATAAACCCGTAAACTGCTCTCTCCCTGGGTGGGAACGAGTCAAAGCAGGTGAAGAACCTACCGAAGTAACCAATAATCCCGTTGGTCGTCCTACCGTATACCGTGAACCATTCTGTGAAGTCGTTGTCGAGTGTGGGAAAAAAGGGTTCAGCAAGGCTATGATGGCGGCTGAACTCGATGTTGTTCGGTCAACATTAGACGAATGGTGCAAGGAACATACTGAATTTTCAGACGCCATGCAACGCGCACGCGAGCTTTCCCTTGCATGGTGGGAGTCGCAGGGCATGTCTGGGATATGGGGTGGCAAGGAATTTAACGCACAAGCGTACCGGCTACAGATATGCAATCGTTTCCCTGCTGACTATCGGCCAGAGGCTTCGATCATTGTGAAGGACAAAG